TAGATGGGTTGACCCTCTTGCACAATCATTTGAGGTTCCTGATATTAATGGTGTATTCCTTACCAAGTGTGATGTTTACTTCCAAGCAAAAGATACAAATCAACTACCAGTTACTTTACAGGTAAGAACATTGAAGATTGGTTTACCAACTCAAGAAATCTTGCCTTTTGGTGAGTGTATTCTCGATCCAGACGAAGTGGTTGTTTCTGATGATGCTTCTGCTAAAACAACATTCACATTCCCTGCACCTGTTTATTGTGAAGGTGGAGGTGAATTTGCTTTGGTTCTTCTATCTGCATCTAACGAATATTTTGTTCACATCTCTAGAATGGGAGAAGAAGATATAACCACTGTTAACTCAGCAGACTCTGAAAAAATAATTGTATCTCAACAACCTCTACTTGGTTCACTATTCAAATCACAAAACGGTGCTACATGGGATCCAAGTCAGTTAGAAGATTTGAAGTTTGAGTTATACAGAGCAAACTTCTCACAAGCAGAGGGTAGAGTAAACTTCTATAACCCAGATCTTGATATTGGAAATAGACAGATTGTTTCTCTTGCACCAAATCCAGTAGACATGCTCGCCAAGAGTGCTGTTGTTGGATTAGGAAAGAGTTTGACATCAGCAGAACAAGCTGGATTAACAGAAGGAACCACAATATATCAACAAGCAAATCCAAACTTTAGTGCAAACTTAACTAAAGTTCTAGGTGCTATTGGTGTTGGTAGTGATCTTACAATTACTAGTGGTGGTAGTGGTTTTGCTGCAACAACTGTTGTTTACTCTGATGTACCACTTATATCACAATTTGGTAGAGGGTCAGGTGCAACTGTAAACTTAACTGTGTCAAATAGAGTCGCTACAGCTGCAACTGTGGCGATAGGTGGAACTGGTTATGCAGCTGGTGATGTATTGACTGTTGACGCATCTAACACAGGTGGATTTGGTAAGGATTTACTACTATCAATTCCAAATAATGTTGGTGTTATCAGTGCCTTTAACACTTTAGTTATTGACAATATCCAAGGTATACCTAAAGTTGATTCTTCATCTTCGGTTGTATATGTTGGTGGCGGTGGAACAAGTGTTGTAAATGGCGGTTCTATTAACTTCCTTAATAACATCACTGATGGATTACATTTCCGTGTCAGACATTCTAATCATGGTATGTATTCTCCTCTAGACTTAGTTACTCTTTCTGGAGTTGAGTCTGATGTTAAACCAGAGAAGATAACATCTACAATAGATTCATCTAGTACAGAGGATATTACTGTTTCCTCCATCGGAATCTTTACATCTTTTGAAAACCTTGAGGTTAATACTTCAAATCCAGGCTATCTTAAGATTGGAAGTGAAATTATCAAATATACTGGTGTGACAACCACAACTTCTACACTAAACAATATCACTAGATCTATTGATGAAACTAAAGCGGGAGACTACAGTATCAATGATAAAATATTCAAGTACGAATTAAACAGCGTTTCTCTTAGAAGAATAAATGCAACTCATAAGTTCCTTGATACTGATTTAGCGAACTATCCAATAGATGTTGACTCATATTGGGTTAAGGTAGGTGTATCAAGCCGCGGAGTAGATAGATCTACTGGAAATGCTAGTGGATTCCCAGAGTTATTCTTTAGTGAGAATAAATCAGGTGGTAGTTATGATCAACAATATGTTCAAGTTGGTGTTCCATACGGGCCAATGGCAACTCAGAACATACCGTTCAATATTGTTAGACCTAACGTAGCAACCTTACTTCCAGAAGGTACTGACATAAATGCAAGGATTAGAACTTTCAGTGGAAATAGTCCTGATGGAAACTTAGAAGCTTTCGTGGATCAGGGATATGAACCTATATCATTAGCAAATAATAATTACCTAAGCACTCCAAGAATTGTTGCTTCTAAACAAAATGAATTGGATAAGTTAGTTGCTTTTGAAGGTAGAAAATCATTCACATTGCAGACATTCTTAAGTTCAGAAGATCCTAAAGTAAGTCCTATGATTGACTTAGATAGAGTCAACATGATTACGATAATGGATAGAATCAACTCTAAGATTACAGATTATGCATCAGATCCTAGAGTCAATTCTATAGATCAAGATCCAAGTGCTTGCATCTACTTGTCTAAAATTGTAACTCTCGAAAAGGCAGCTGATGGATTGAAAGTCATGTTTGATGCATATAGACATGCAACAAATGATATTAGAGTTTTATACAGAATATTCAGAATTGATGCTCCACCAGAATATCAGTTATTTGAATTATTCCCTGGCTTTGATAACTTAGATGTTGATGGTAGAGTCATAGATCCAGCAAAGAATAATGGTAAACCTGATAGAAGAATATTATCCTCTTCTACAGAGAGAGATTATAAAGAGTATGAGTTCAATGCCTCCAATCTACCACAGTTCAACGGATTCCAGATTAAGATTGTAATGTCGGGAACTAACTTTGCTTATGTTCCTAAGATTCGTGATCTAAGAGCAATAGCATCCATCTAATGAATAAAATTAAAGTAAAGGATAGTGGATCTCTTTATAGAGATGAAGAATCAGGTGCAATATTAAATTGTTCTGATTCTGAATATAATAGTTATCTTAAGTTGAAAGAAAAGAAGATGAGAGAGGTAAGTGAAATGGATAAGTTAAAAAATGATGTTGATGAACTCAAGGATATGATGAAACTAATTTTAAACAAATTAGATAAATAACTAAAACCCTCCTTTTTGACAGATGACTGCAAGGAATATCAACTTAGTTTTAGATCAGGGTGTAGACTTTGAAGCAACTTTCACTATCAGAAATGAAGATGCAAGTTCTCTAAATCTAACTGGATACGCTGGTGATGCTCAGTTGAGAAAACATCCCGAAGCGACAAAATCCACTGCATTTGTAGTGTCATTTCCTAATAGGGTGGATGGACAGATTAAAGTTGCAATGGCATCTACAATTACATCCACAATAGAAGGCGGAAGGTATGTGTATGATATAGTTCTTACATCACCTAACTCATATAAAACTAGACCCATACAAGGAAATCTTCTTGTAATTCCAGGCGTAACAAGATAATGGCAGATTACTTAGTCACCTTAAATGAACCTGGCAAATACAATGTCGGTGTAGATTATGAGATTCCCTCAAAGTCGATCCAATATGGTAATATCATTATTGGAAAGTCACCAGCACAAGATGGTTCCCAGACTACATTTGACCTAACTGATCAAGGAGCTCCATATAGTCCTAACAATAATCAACAACTTATTGTGACTAAAAATGGTCTTTTCCTAGATCCAGCAAATGATTATAATATTTCTGGTAGTCAGGTAGTTTTTACAACTCCCCCTGCTTCCAATGACGATATCGTAATGATTGCTCTTGCTGCAGCTGCAGATTTAACAAGGACTGTAAACTATGTGATAGACAGTGGAAGTCTCCCAATGCAAACTGGCGACAAGGGTAAATTGACAATAGATGTTACTGGAGTTATTGAAAATATAAGAGTTCTATCGGATCAAACAGGTGATATAGTCTTTGATATTGGTAAAACTTCGTTTGCAAATTATCCAAATTTCAATAGTATAACTGCTGGGCAAAGAGTCCAATTATCTAATTCAGATAAATACTTTGATGATGTCCTAAATAATTGGACAACAACAATCACAGCTGGGGATATTCTCCGATTTGATGTGATTAGTGTGAATAATATTAGGAGATTACTAATCTCTCTAAAATTAAAATTATAAATACATTTAGTTCTTAGTTCAACTAGACCCCTAGAGGTAGTTTTTCAATGGCATTACTCGTTCCTAATATTGGTGAAATTGAGTCGCTACGTTATCTGATTGCTCAGAATAACTTTGTCGCAGATTTAGAAGATACATCACCGCGAAATCTTGTATTAAAACTTTTTACAAGTAACACAACTCCTGCCGAGGGGGATGTTCCGTCTGCAACAGCATACTTTGAACCATATATTGACGGAAACGTTAATGGTTACGGTACTACTGCAAACACTGGTTATCCTGTCTGTGTAAACAACAGAGGAGATCAGGACTACAACCAGCAGTATGGTATCCTCTTAAATGGTGCAAGATGGGTAATTAAGAACGTTGGATCTGGAACAACTGCTACATACCCAGAACAGACTTTTACTTTCACTGGCCCTGCTGGAAACATCTACGGTTACTATGTAACTAGAGCAAATAACATGCCTGTCGCAGTACAAGGTGTTGTACATGGTGCAAGTGTTGGTATTGGAACCACAGTTACTAAAGGTAATAACACCGACCCAACTATCGGTATTGTTGGTAACTCCTACATCACTATTGACCCACAAGTTAGCATTGACGATTTAACTCTTGGGCAGTTCGTTGCTGGTAACGCTGGTGTTGCAACAGGAACGAAAATTATTGGTATTGACAGAGCGTATCGAACGATTTACCTCGACAAACCTCTAGTCGATAACATACAGGTTGCGACTGACCCATCAGTCACATTCAGTTTCGGTAAAATTGCTATTACTAACCACGGACTTAAGGCTGGAGACATTCTTTACGTTTCTGCTGGTGCTGGTAATACAACTCTCGAATCTAATGTTTACACTGTATTTGACGTACCAAACGCAGATGAGTTTGTAACAACTCCATCTATGACTGCTACATCAAACGGTGTTCTTGGACTTAACACTGCGACTCTTTACAGTTCTATCATGTACGCTGAAAGATTCACAAACGGCCCATACAACATTCAGAACAATGGAGACCAAATCAAGATTACTCTAAACGTCGCACTCGACTAATAGAAACACTAAATATCAATATGTGGACTCTGCTTTATAACTAAGGCAGGGTCTTTTTATTCGGAGAACTCTTTGACAGTATTTGTCTACGACAATACGAAGATAGATCAATTCACTACATTTGACGGTGGGGATATCACCGTGGGATCTAGTGAAAATATTGACTATGGCGACATAAATCAAAATGTAGAACCCGAAAGAGACGAGAATTTTTTCTTTGTAAACGATAGAGGATTAATAACAGCAACAGCAGATATACTACCGTTTGGAACAGTAGAAGTAGTAGATGGAAGAGATGAGTTTGGTAGAGGTAGATCACAGTGGATTCCAGAGAACGCAAATACCGTACTATTTGATGTAAATGATTCTGCACTAGAATCAGCAGTAACGCCTTGGGTTGGTACTGGTACAATTCATGAGTTTGGTAACGGTCTTGAAAGAGTCGTCATACCAGATCTCGGAGCGGCAGGGCCTGTCATCTTTATCCCATCTGGGACTGCAAGCGAATCTATATCAAAAGCAAACTACGATGGTTCTGGTGTTATTGCCAAGTCTGGCTTATCAGTAACCGATCTAGACCAAGTTTATCCTTATAATGGTAGCGGTACATTAACGCTAAGTGGTGAAACAACTACACCTTATAATGAGGCGTATCTCCCTGTAATTAAAAACGCATTTAGAGCGAAGGGTGGAGATACTAGACTATTTGATGTTGAGAAAGTCATATACAACTACGCCAGATCAGAGTCTGACGTATTCGAGAAAGAAGATAACGGAACAATTACAGTTAGAGAAGGAGCATCCTTCGATAATCTCGATGTCACATTTGACGAGGTTATCACAGATCCTCTTGCGAAGGAGAGATCATTCTCTGACGAAGATCAGTTAGCGTTTGAGAGTTACGGAAGTATATTAGATACACCTACATCTGCCGAAGATTACGGTGTAATAGAACAACAACTTGTCGGTGGATTCTTCCTCGACGAATATCAAGCAACATTTGTCAAAGGCAAAGATGCCATTGTCAGATCATATCATGGTGTCGGTACATTCAAGAAAGAAGGCGCTGCAGAAGAGGATCGATTCTTTGCATTTACTGGTTCTGGTACACTCAATGTATCTGGAGAGAACTTCTTCAGTCAGGCTCCACAAAGTACAGTCTTCGGTGTCGGTGATACGATTACTGCATCTGGTAGTGCAGACGAATCATTTATCCCTGCAACAGTTGATAATACAGTTCTCTTTGATACATCTGGAACTGCTGGTGAAATTAAATCCAGCGAATCAGAGGCATCTACTGCACTTGTTAGACTTACTGGTTCTGTATCTGGTATCAAACTTGGCCTTGGTGTTGGTGCTAGAACTGTACTATTTGATATTGGTGGTGGAGTTACCAATGTTCAAGTTGCAAGAGCAGATGGAAATGTCAATCTCTTCGATATCAGTGGAGAAATGTTACAGGGAGTTCCTGTATACACTCCATCATGGTTCTCTCCTCTTGGAGATCAGACAACAGAAGAATACGATTGGGGCAATATTGTCGATACTCCAACTCAACAGTCAGAAGATTGGGGGCCAATCAATACAAACGACGAGACAATACCGAAAGAAGCAGAGAACTGGGGATTATTACTTCCAGCGTTCAACTACGTTCAGATTGGTGGTCAACACTACCCCAACAGAGATGTTACATTCTCTCTTGGCGAAACTTCACTCACCAAACAAACTGTTGGAGTTACAGGAACAGCAACGTTCCTACTTTCAGAGGATCTCAGTGTTGCAGCTGCAATTTCTTACGAGTCTTCTGGTATCACTGGTATTGCCACATACAAAGGTGCCTTCAACTTCAGCGGTGCAAACTGGTTCAGTCAGGCAGTACAACACAGAGTATTCGGTCTTGAGGGTGAACTTACAATCAGTGGCACTGCTGGTGAGTCTATTACACCATTCATACCAGAGGGATCAGGTTCACTATTCAAACTAGGTGGTGCGGCAGAATCTAGTACCAAGGCATATCTCGTTGGAGATTATCAGTATCTTTCTGGTAATGCAGATACATTCTTTGTTCCACACGTTACTGGTGTTGGTATCGCCACATTCAGTCAGGGTAGAGAACCTTATCAGACATACGCCCGTAAGATCAATATTCCTGATGATGAGTTGGGTGGAATTCTCACCTTTACTGGTAAGGATATATTCGAGAAGAATACAGATTCTTACAATGAATCATCCATATCATTTGGATCTGAGAATGAAGATTACGGTCTTATATCCAGAGAAGATGTTGGTCGTGGATTTGGACTTAACGTTCTTGGTATTGGAATGTCAAGTGTTGATTCTCTTGACAATTCTGCTCTTACATTTGATAGTTCTACCTCAGATCAAACCTATGATGAGGCAGTTGGTGGTGTTGGTGTTCTTCCATCATTTGATAAAAATCAACAATACAATATCAATTTTGCCTCCAACTCAACAGCTGAAGACTATGGTGTTCTTGGATTCAGTTCTGTTGGTGGTAGACCATACACCAGAACATATCCTACTGTTACTGGATTCGATCAACAGAGTATCAATAAAGGATATATTGACTATGGATGGATTGACGAACCTACACCAACACCATCTCTATTCCCATATGGAAGTGCCAACTTCACTGGAGGAATGGAACAAAACGTTCCAGTATTCATCCCATTCTATTCTGGTACTGGTACAATTACCATCTCTGGTTCTGCTCCAGAGGCAGTCGCTGTTGCAAGCAGTACAACATCTCTATTCGACTTTGTTGGCACTGCAAAAGAAAGACTTATTGCTCAGACACCAGAAGGAACAGTTCTATTCGATGTCTCTGGCGTTTCAACCGAAAGAACAACAAATGCATTTGTTGGATCTGGAGATCTTACTCTCTCAAGGGGTATTGGAATATCAACATACTCAAGAGTTATCGATCATATTTCTCCTGTTGGTATTCAGACATTTGTTGGCAGTGCCCTTGTTGCATCCAGTTTCGATCCACCAGAAGGAACTTACCTACACATATTTGGTGGAGCATACTCAGATCTCAAGGTTGGATTTGCTGCTCAGTCTACCAAGGCTGTTATGCGTCTATCTGGGGAACTTACACATCCAGATATCGATTACACACCTCATTATGGTATCGAAAGAAACATTGGTATCGAGACAGGTGTATTCCTCTTGCCTGGTGGTGCTGGTGGGGAGTATGGCGATCCTGGCATTGTTACTACAAGGTTCATTCCGAAATACACTGGTGATACTCCAATACTCAAACTCGATGGTCGTTCAATATCCAGAACAAACGCACCTATATCAACTCACGGTGTTATCTACATTCTTGGTATTGGTACAGATGGAAACGGTGTTATCGACGATCAAACTGGAATCGGAGATCTATCTGGTGTCGAGTTTGGTGCGAAGGAAAGATTTATTCCAGCCACCGAGATTGGTGCTGGATCTCTTCTATTCGACTTCCAGACAACTGGTGCAGAAGCAAGACCAATCAAAGT